CCTGCCGGTCGGCGTCGGTGATTCCCTGCCACCCTGCGTCAGCAGTCCACACGATGCCGCCTGCGGGCTGCGAGCGTTTCCGCCGCTTCGGCGGTTCGCTCGTAGCTACCGGCGCAGCCGGTTGTATTTCTTCTTCTCTTCTCTTCTCTTCTCTTCTCTGCGTTACCGTAACGCCGTTACGTAACGCCGTTACGCTTCCGTTACGGTTTTCGCGGTAGCGACGCTGCCTTTCCGCACCAGTCCGGTCCTTTGCTGGGGTGTTGTGCTCGCTGAAATTAGGCAGCGAAACGCACTTGCCAGCCTCGTCAGCAACCGCCCACCCGACAGCGGCCATGGCCTGCCCAAATCCAGGCAAGCCGGCGATTTCGTCCAGGTCTTCCAGGTCGCAACATGACAGGATTCCTTCCGCCGCGTGCTCGTTTGCGCTGCTCCACACGCACAGTAACGCCGTTACGGTGACGTAACGTAACGCGTTACGCGACAAGACCCGATCTGGGCGGCCAGACAAGCCGCAGGTCAGTGCCGCAACCGCACGCGGATCGCTTCCGACCGCCTTGGCGATGGCGTGAACCTTCGGGTTCGCCAGTAGGGCAGACCGCATTTTTACCCAGTCACCTGCCATCGTTCACCTTCAATGTGTGACCGTTGAGCTTGTACCAGTCGATGCGAAAGTCAGACCATCGGCTCTGTCCACCATTCACGCGGTGAGCGTGGTAGGCGATGACGCACTGCTCGAGCGTCTCGTCACGCTTCGCTTCCTGCTCACGCAGCCGCTCCGACAGCTCTTGGCGGCGGCGTTGCTCGTGCCAGTTAGCTGGCATCTACTGACCTCCTAACTGCGAGTTACAAGTTCACGTTCGGCAACGAAGCCTAGGGCAGTAGCCTCGGCCACCACTATCGAACGCGTCTTGTGGTGTCGCCTGAAAGTGTTCTCGGCAAGCGTTTCTGGGTGCAGTTCAAACCGAAGCAGCCGAATCAGCTGAGCGATGTTGATGTCGTGCCAGACAACATCAAAGCACGCTGATGGCTTAAATCGGCCCCACATGAGCCACTGAGAATCAGCAGGACTAGATCCGTCCATGCGAACAAATGACACGCCATAGTTCACAAGCGTTTGCCCTTTCCATTTCAGGTACGGAATGGTCGTGGCGTGCTTTTTTCTGTATGTATCAACCTGGCTGCTCGTGAGATTTCCAGATCGCGTCTTGACCTCAATCTCCATCATCGGCTGGACTTCCCGCGTGCCCTGGCTGTCAACGCACGTGAGGTAACGATGAATAAAGGAATCAACGTCTGTCTGCACCCACCCGCAGTCGGTTGACCATGAGGGGAGCAAGTCGCACGACCTGCACCAGGACATAAACGGAACGTCGGATCCGAACAGTCTGTCTCTTGTCACTTGATCACCTCCTTGATTCGCTCGCTGGCGCGAGCAAGATTCGCCTCGTCGATCTCAAACGCGGCCCACTTTCGACCAAGCCCGACGCAAGCAACCGGAGTCGTCCCGCCACCGCAGAATGGATCGACAACAAAACCGTCTTGCTCTGTCAGCAGCTCGATGAAGTAACGGGCTTCTGCTTCAGACTGCTGCCACTCGTGGTGCGACTTCTCGCGGCTTCCGGTCGCAACGTCGTTGACGAAAGTGGTCTTGTCGCCACGTGTTTCCTTGACGAACCACAGCATCGGCTTCCAGCCGTTCACGATGCCGTACTCGTTCATCCGAAGGAGCGACGGACCGCTGTGGTAGCAGGAGCACGCCCACCAGTAGCGGAGATGCTTCGATAGGTCTGCCACCGCATCTGGCAGTTGAATCTGACCGATGTAGGCAATCAGACTTCCGCCTGGTCGAAGCACGCGAGCTGCGAACTCACCAAGGCCGTCGAATAACTCGATGGCTTTTCGGTCGTATGGCGGGTCGGTGAAAATCAGATCCACGGACGCATCGGGGATCTTGTCGCCGATCTTGCGAAAGTCGCCGAGGTACAGCCCGTCAACCGACTGCCGCTTTGCAACCGCTGCGGCTTTCTGTTCCTGCCGCTTCGCAGCCGTTTCCTGTTCCTTCAGGTCACGAACTACACGGTTGATCGACACCTCGCCGGTTCGCAGCTTGGCGACCGTCTCTGCGTCAACCTTTCCAGCCTTCTCGGCGGCGTCGATCTTCTTGACCTTCGCTACCGTGTCGTGCGAAACGTTGGCGACCTTGGCGATTTCCTGCCGAGTCTCCAAAGGTTCCGAAGATTTCTGCGGAACCTTTCCGCGACCCGTCGCCTTGCCGTCCTCGACACGCTTCGCCTTAGCCCTGGCCGAGATCGTCTCTTCCAGCCGCAACGCCAACTGAGTGCGAACGTAGGCCGACAGATTCCGCCTGCCGAACTGATTGCGGATGATCCACTCTTCGGCGTGGCTGCGGTCGCTGAACCGCAGCTCCTCGATGTCAAAGGGCAACGCCAGCCGCGTGCAGATCTCGTAGCGGTTGTGGCCGTCGAGCAGCGTGAGCGTTCCCTTGCTGGCCCACACCACCAGCGGGTCGCGAGCGCCGCCGTGCTCGACGATGTTCTCTTCGAGTTGTTGCCGCTCTTCGGCCGACAGCGGCGGGATCAGTGCGGCGAACTCGGCGTCAACGATGATGTCTTCAAAAACCTGCGGCATAGATGCCTCCTTGCGTGTGTGTTGTGAACCAGTTCCTACCGTGCCACGCCCGTCAAGTTCGTTTCCACAGGCGTGCCTGCTGCCTGTGCCGTCCACTGAAGCGATTCGTAGTCCCGCTTTGTGCCGTACCACGGCGGTATCCACTCGTGCCGCTCACGCAGCCGATCGACCCAAAATCCGTGTTCGCCAACAAACCAGAACCGCTGAAGAGTCGCCCTCGGCCATGGAAGCGGCGGCCACGGCTTGCTTGTAAGAACGCCACGCATCACGCCACCCTCCATTCCCTCTCGCCCCTGCCGCTTGCACTCTCGACCACGCGGCCCGTCTCAACGATCCTCCCAGCCCGTGCAAGCTCACCGGGTCGCTTGTTGACTTGGTGCCCGAGCAGTCCGCATCGTGCCGCGATGCCGCTTGCCCCAGCTGGCCCGTGTGACAGTGCGTCGAGGATCGCCGCGTGGTGCTCGCCTGCGAACGTCTTGACGCTTGCGGCTGCTGCCTTGCTCGTCGCGGGATCTGTGCGGCGAAACAGCGGCAGCGTGTCTTCGATGTCTGGCGTCATGTAGTGGGGACGGGTCATGCCACAGCCTCCGCATCAAAAAGTCGTTTCTGCGACCGTACCTGTTGCTTCCGCTGCTCCTCTTGGCGCTTCGCCTCGGCTCGCCTGGCTTCACGCAGGCGTATGTAGGTTCCATAGGCTTCCGACTTGGGCTGCGTCTGGCCGAGACCCTTGCACCAGTAGTCGTTTCGCAAGAGCACCTTGCACATGCGACGCCACGAAGGTGCCCAGCACTTCGCCTCAAGCTCTGGGGGGGCTTCTTCTGGAATCGACGTGTAGCCACGCTGCCGCCATCCCCAGATAAACTTCTTGAACCTTGCCGTGTAGTGATCTCGCGTTTTCTTTGGCATCGTCCGCAGAAGAAGGTTGCAGAACGACTTCCATGTGTGACCATCCGGCTTCGTGATCTTGTGGTAGCCGTTGATGTTTCCCTTTTCCTCGATATACAGCGAGCCGCTATTGGCTCCGTTGACGCGAGCCACAAGCTTGAACCACGTTTGCGGCTCAAGAATGTGATAAAGCCACAGGCCACGACGCTGGTCATCCCCGAACGGCTGGCAAAGACGCTGCTGCGACAGCTTCACGCCGGCTTGGTTCATCCGGTCATAGATGCCGTTGTGCGGCTTTTCTGGATGCTTTGCGTGATAGCGCCAGATGTCCTCGGTTAGCCAATCGTAGATCGGGTATACGTTGAACACGCGGTCTACGATGTTGGTCGTCCAACGCCTGCCGCCGAACGTCTTGCCACGCTTTTCCCAAGTAGCAATCGCACAGTAACGGTGCAGGCTTTCTTGAGCACGGATGCCGATGAATCCTGCCGTCAGTTCGCCTTGTCCGTACCATTCGCCAAACAGAACGATGAACTCCTCAAACTCCATCCCTGCCACGGCAAACGGGTAATCGCGTTCCGTTTTGCAACCCATCGGCTTGTCACGAATCCACGCATCCCGCTTGGTCTCATCCCAGCACGTCCACCTGGGCTCGTAGTTCGTCACGGCGTTGCGGAGCAGCATCGGCATGCAAATCCAGTGCGGATCGATGTGCTCTCCGTAGAGGTCGAACATTTCCTCAATGTGTGCAATCGTCTCGGAATACTGAGCCTCAAAGTCGATGAACATCACGGCGACCTTTCGATTGCGTCGGGTCGCCTCGTCCATGACAAGGTGCATCATCACGCTTGAATCCTTGCCGCCAGAAAAGGCGACGTAGATTCTCTCGAAGTTGTCGAACGTCTCTGCGATTCGCCGCCGGGCGGCGGACAGCACGTCAACGTCGCTGTACTTTTTTATTCCCATCAGTAAATCTCCATTTCGCGGTCAGGTGCGGCAGCGTCCATGTCAACAAGCTCGCGGTCGTTTGCCTTGAGCCACTTATTGAGTGCTTCCAATGCGGCGCGGTTGGCGGCCTCTTGCTGCGAGGCGGTCAGCAGATAGAAGCCGCCTCGATAGACCGCCGGTATTCCGAGCGAGTAGCAAGCCGCCGCCTGCCCGAGCCAGGCAATCCGATTCATGGCTCCGTTGGTCAGGTAGTGCTCGCAGCTGTGCTTCCACTTGGTGATGACGCCTTTGAGCGCCTTCTTGAAGGCTGGGATGTCTGCCAGAAGGTCACGCATAGCGGCTTCGCACTGGGCCTTGTTCATGCCGTCCTTTGTGGTGGCATAGAAACCGGCCTTGTGGCACTCCCACTTGTCGTAGGTGTGAAAGACGCGCCCTTCATCCGACGTATTTACCGTCCGAAATCCTGCGGTCTCGTCTTCGCCGTAGCTCTGAACGTCGTCAGTGAGTTCTGCAAAATCCGCTTCAGAAACAGACCCTTCAACGTCCCAGGACTTTGAAAACTCTTGGTCCGTGAACAATTCAGACAGGCCGCTGATCTGGCAGAGCCGCAGGATTTCGTCTTGATCCATCCCGAGTTCACGGGAAATCTTTTCGTCCGACCAGTTACGACGTTTCAACTCAATGACGATGTCGCTCATCGCAGAGACGGCGTGCTTGCCTCTGGCACGGTTATGCCGAATCGTTGAGGCGATGCGGTCACCGCGATCTTCTCGGTCGTTATTGATGATCGTCAGCGGCAGATAGCCGCGAATCCGATGACGGACTTCCATGCACTCACGACCAACGCGATTCCGATGGAATCCGTCAACCACTTCGTGAGCCGTCTCGCGTTTCCACGAGACGATGGGTTGCGTGTAGCCGTCTTCAAGAATGGACAGCTTGAGCAACTCCATTTCCGGCGGCGCTACGCTATTTGGGTTGTAGTCGTTCGCCTGGATGCTGTCGGTATGCACCCACTGAATGCAATCGACAGGCTCTCGCTTGAACGGCCCGGCGTCGTGAATCATCCGACGTGCGGCGTTCAGTTCTTCTACTTGCTGTGCAAGCGGCAGACTTTGCAGCTTGTTGCACCACTCAGAAATCAAATCGAGCATCATTGTTCACGCTTCCTTTCGTGTGTATTTGCCGGGTTACGCCCGGCGTCGGCTGCGTTACCTGTTGGAGTCAAGCCGCAGCTGCGGCAGTTACTCGCCACCTCTCCGCTTGGCGACCAATGCAGCCCCGATGCGAAGCCGCTACGGCAATGGCGTGCCGCCGTCAGTCATCCGTCACTCATTGGCCCGGGCTTTCCGTTGCGGTTCAGATTTGGCACCCGAGGCGGCGGTGGCGGCTCGTTGTCCGCCACCCACCGCTGCACGTGCCTCGCGTAGTCGAGGGCCTCGGCGATCAGACGCTCGCGGGGCACGTGCGGGTGCCGCTGCATGTAGTCCAGCCGGTTGCGCACGATCTCGATGGCCCCGGCGACTCCTATTACCCCGTTCGGTCCCGTGCGGATCACCCAGTCCATGCGGTCATCGTCATCGGCGCAGTCTTCGTTGGTCATGCCTGCACCTCATGCTCGGCGGATTCGTGGGCAAGGTCCGTGCCGCTGTCCTCGGGCTCGACCGTCAGGAACTCGATCTTGCCGGCGATGAGGTTCAGCAGCTCATCGGCCTGGGCCGGCGTGTAGTGGCGCGACTTCAGACGCTCCTCAACCTTCGACCGCATCCCGTGGAGCACCGCCAGGTCGTTCGTGCGATTGACGGCGAGCCGCGACCGCTGCATGTCTTCTTCGGTCGCCTTCGTGGCTGGAGCCGATGCCGGGGCGTCGAACTTCGGACGCACCACCACGGGCTCGCGGACGGGCTCGGGAGCCGGGGCCTGTTGCGGGTAGTCCTGGGCCTCTTCGGCGGTCACGAGGCCCCTGAGAACGTCTGGGAAAGCGTCACGCAGGGCGAAACCACGCGCCCGGAGTTGAAGCATTCGCTTCGGGTACTGCGTCCAAGGGCCGGTCTTGCCCCACAGCCCCGCCTTCTTGGCGTCGGCTACGGAGAACTGGGCGACGACGTTGGCGTCCTTACCCTTGCGGCGCGTCTTGCAGACGGCCGTCATGTTGTCGCCGTCTCCCTCAATCGTCTCGTGGATGCCGTCGCACACCTGGCTTGCCAGGCACAACGCCAGGGCCGCATCACCCCAAATCGCCGGCCTCCCGTTGATGCACGCGATGTTCTGCAGCGACTGCATAGGGGAAAGGCCAATCTCAGCCCCGTGCTGAATCGCAAGCAGGCAGGATTCCGGCTTGCCCCGAAAATCCTTCGGGGCGAACTCGCTCTTCGCCACCATCGTGGCAAACCGAAACGCATCGTCGAATGATGCGAGGGCCAGTCCGCCGGCCCGCTGCGTGCTGATTTCTGTGGTCATGTCTCGCGTCCTTTCGTGTGGGGGTGTTGGTCAGTTGTTCGTGAACTCTGCGAAATCGTCCTTCCTCGGCTGCGTGGCGATGCTCTCGACGGCAGTGGCAAGCCGCTCAAGCAGCCGCTCGACGCCGGCCAGCGAAGTGGCGATGTCTGCCAGCGATTCGCAGACATCCTGGTACTGCAGGTCGGTCGGCTCTCCGGCCCGTTGCGTAGCGCCGTCGCCGCTCTGATACCGCGTCCGGGCCTGCTCGATGTGGTCCTTGTGGACGTAGAGCAATCGGCCGAAACGGAAGCGGCGAACGTTGCCGGCTTCGCATTGCTTCACGAGATACCGATGCAGCGTGGTTTCGGTGTCGTGGAGATCGCCCAGCGGCAGGTATTCGGGCGGAATGTGTGCCGCCTCAAATACCACGCTTTCCCGGTACTTTTGCTTTGGTCGTGTCATCTCTCGCGTCCTTCCTGCGTGGTGTGAAAATCCCGCTCGGCGTCCTGCGTTGCGGGTGGTTCGTGCGTCCTTGCTCTGGCGTCTCCGACGCCACTCCTTCCACCGAATGAATCCTCCGTTCGGCGGTCCTGTACGTGGGTGATCCTTTGATGCGGGGGAGCAACGTAAACGGGGGGGGGGGCAACCCCTGTGCCGTTTCGTCCGTGATTTCTGCGTCAATACGGCGCGATCTGGTCGGCGTGCACCGCGTAGTGCTGGTTGCCAACGTCGGGCACGTGACGCCGCACGTGGTAGGTGTCAGGCGTCAGCACCTCGACCACTACGCCCGCGAGCGTGTGGCCCCGTTCGATGAAATAGATGCGGTCGCCAACGGCGTAGGTCGTGACGAGGCGTCCATCTCGGTAGCGGGTCGTTCCCGACGAGCAGGTGTGCTCGCCCATGTAGGCGACGGCGGCGGCGTATTCACGGGAATGGGGATCGTTCATCACGTTCTCTCCTGGGGTTGGGGTGGCAAGATACATCTGTTCAGCAATCACGCAAGGGGGCAGGCCAACAAAATGAGGGGACTAGAACTTGTGTACAGTAGTGGGCTAGCGTCGGCGTTAGAACGGGGCAAACAAAAAACGAAACGGGATCGCGGTGAGCAGCTCGAGCAGGTCGTGAATTGCACGAGCGGCGTTGGAGTCGCAGCCAAGTTCCTGGCCGATGCGGACAAGGACCAGTGCTGGGATCAGGTTGTCGAGGTGACGATTCATTCGTGTAACTCCGAGGACAAGACTAGCGTCGGCGTTAGAACGTGTCAAGCGTGAGAAATGACGCGGGAAAAGAATAGTCGCAGGCGTCTTTCCTAGTTCGCCTGGAACCCGCCACGCGGGCGGCCGGTCTTGGCCTTCGCTTTCGCGAGCCGTTCGACCTCGGCCTCGTCAAACACCAGGGCCGTAGGTGCGGCCCAGTAGCGGGTCAGGCCGCCCTTTTTGACCCCTAACAGGCCAAGTTGGCGCACCCTACCCATGGTGACGCCGAGCCGTTTGGCGGCCTCGGCCGTCGAGATCAGACGCTTTCCTTCGGGTAGTGCCACAACCATGCCCCAATACTAACGCCGCCGCAAGCGACGTCAAACTTACCAGCCGCTTGCCCCGGCGAGCCGGCCCGCCGTAGGATCGGCTGCCGGGGCAATGTTCGAGTGGAGGCGGCTTCAGTTGAACAAGTGTACAGTGTGCTATGCTGTTCAGCATCGAAGCCACAACGGGGAGCCTGCACCATGTCGATGCCGATGCGAGAGTTGATTGAGCGGTACGCACTCCTGCGGTCGCTGAAGGGAAAGTCGGTCGCGTTGTACGCCATGCTCATAGACCGCCTGGAAGCGTTCCTGGGGCGTGAGGCGACGGTGGCCGACCTCGATGACCTGCTCATCAGCAAGTACCTCAGATGGCGTGCAGAGACGCCTGGGTGGAAGGGCCGCATCCCTTCGCCGGCCAGCGTCCAAAAGGACAAGGTGATGCTGGCGGCGGTCTGGAACTACGCCGCCCGGAAACGAATCGTGGCCGAGTTCCCAGAACTGCCACGCATCAAGGTTCCCAAGAAAATCCCCACCGGCCGGGCCTACACTTCGGAGGACGTGGCCACGCTGGTGCGACGTGCCCAGCGGCGATGCGGCAAGACCGGCGGCTTGCCGTCATCCTGGTGGTGGAGCACGCTGCTCTACGCCGCGTACTGCACCGGCGAGAGGTTTGAGGCGTTGACGAGCCTACGCTGGGGGCAGGTGGATCTCGACCGGCGAGCGGTTGTATTCCTCGGCAGCACCCGCAAGGGCTCGACAAGGGACATCGAACGGCAGATCACCGCCGACCTCGCGGCAATGCTGGCCGTCCATCGTGGACCGGATGACGCCCTGGTGTGGCCATGGGACCGCCGCAGCAAAAGCCACTGGGCGAGCCTCAAAGTGCTGTGCCGCACGTCGAAGGTGCGATACAGGGGCTTCCACGGCTTTAGGCGGACGGCTGCGAGCTACGCCGCCCTCGCCGGCGGGACGGCCGCAGCAACGCAGCTGCTCGATCACAGTGACCCGAACCTGCAGCGTGTCTACGTGGACCCGACGATCTGCCCGACCGGCATGGATTCCACGGCTGCCCTGCCGCCGCTCGACCTCAACGGGCCGCCCAAGGACGAGGAAGGGCCGCCCAGGAAGCCACGGTAGTCGCCAGCCCCGCCGCCAAAAACCCGCGTTTCGCCCGCGAAAACAGGGGGGCGAAAAAAATCTTTCATCCCCCCTTGCCGTGTATTCCGATAGACGTATACTAGTGGCATGACGCGGCACGGGGCCGCAAGACGCCAACCAGGAGACGAAACGATGAACGCCACGACGCTGACCCGCCAGAAAATCGAAGCCATGCGAGACGAGGCCGCGGCCGCTCGCGACTACGCGATGGTCGATACCTGCACCCGAGCGATGGACGGCAACCAGGCCGCGG